TGGCGTTCTTGACGCTTACGTTTCTGCTGCTGACCAGTTGACCATTCGCTTTGTAAACCCAACCGCAGCGAGCGTGACTCCTGCCGCTGGCACTTACTTGGTGTCTGTGCAGCGCCCAAGCACCTCGACTGGCTCAAACGCAACATCACCATTGTTGTCTTGGTAATTTGAGCAAAACAAGGACGGGCCATCCTCAAAAGGGGTGGCCTTTTCTTTTTTTATCGTACAATCAAATCGTTCTTTTGTAAGGAATCATCATGCCTTCTACCACCATTGCCCGTGGAAATTCTCTCTCGACTTTCTACATTGCACCAAGCCTGACACCAGTTTCTGTTGCTGCTAACACAACTGCCGCACAGACTTTCTCTATTCCTGGCTTGCTAACAACTGACCTTGTGACTGTCATCGGTATGAACGTGGCTCAAATTGCTGGCATCGTTATCGCACAAGCTGATTGCTTGACCGCTAACGTTTTGACCATTCAGTTTGGCAACTTGACTGCTGCTGGCGTTGTGCCTACTGCTGGTGTTTACAACATCCAGATCGTTCGCGCTGAAGGTCCATTGCCTGTAACTGCTGTCTAATCATGGCTGCTACATCTGTTTTGCGCGTTGCGGGAAATACACAAGCTATTTCCCTGACGGCTACATCATCTGCTGCCTTGCTGATTAAAGCAGGCTACACCAACGACCAAGTTAACTTTGTTTCTGTCCTAAATACAGGCGCTGTGCCTGTTGCGGTGAAATTTGGTGACTCTGCTGTTGGTGCGGCTGTGTTTCCAGTTGCAGGCTCTACAGAAGGTGACTATGTTTTGCCAGCACTAATGACAAGACCAGTTATCTTGGCTGTTCCCGCAGCCCCTTTCTATGTTCGTGCTATCGGTTCTGCCGCTGGTCCGTCTATTTTGTACGTCACACCCGTTGGCGATCAAAGCTAAAATATTGCCAGCCAAATTTAAGCATTGCTTGGTTTGGCTGGTAATTGACCTACTAAGGTAAAAAATGACTAACGCAGTAGCAAAAACAGTAACAACGAACATCGTTCCTGTTCAGGCTATTTTTGACGTTAATGGCATTTGCATTGGCTTGGTGGGTCCAGGTGGAGAATTCTTTTCCCCGCCTTTAAGTTCTGACACGATCACAAACGCAATCATTACTAGCAGCACTATTAATAGTTCTGTTATTGGTGGCACTACGCCTGCGGTTGGTACTTTTTCGCAGATGAACACCAGCAACGCTCAGATCACGGGCGGTAGCATTAGCGGTGTTTCAATCACAATCACAGCGTTGAACGGTACGCCTATTGGAAACATAGCGCCGTCAACGGGTGCGTTTACCACGTTGGCATCAGATAGTTTGACCGTTACTAACGTAATTAGTGGGTCAATTAGCGGAAATGCTGCCACAGCGACAACTGCAACTAATGCGACAAATGCTACAAACGCGACTAACGCCACAAATGCAGTAAATGCCACAAACGCAACAACTGCAACCAATATTGCTGGCGGCAACGTTGGGTCTTTGCCTTATCAAGCCGCTACTGGTTCAACTACATTTCTAGCGGCTGGCTCTAATGGTCAAGTGTTGACTTTGGCATCTGGTTTGCCAGCCTGGTCTACGCCAACAACAGGAACTGTTACTAGCATTTCTACAAGCGGCACAGTTAGCGGCCTTACTTTGACGGGTGGGCCAATTACCACAAGCGGAACAATCACGCTTGGCGGCTCACTTGATCTGTCTGCGCCACCCGCTATTGGTGGAACGACTGCAAACACGGTCAGAGGCACAACGATCACGGCAACGACAAAGTTTGTCGGACCTTACTTTGATGCGGCAAATAGCGCAGGTGGTGCATTACGCAATGCAAGCGGCACAGCCCAATTGCAATGGGGTAGCGGCGGCGGCAACAATCTGACTTTGGATGTTTCCACCAATATGAATGGTGCAAACGCTCAAATTGACATTAGCCCAACTGGTACAGGCCATGTTCACATGAAGCCAACTGGTACGGGTTCTGTTGAGATTGCCCCTACCAATGCAGGAACTTTGGACAACCTAGTTATTGGCGGCACAACGCCTTTGGCTGGTACGTTCACCGCGTTGCGGTTTAACACATCGTTATCGGTCAACGGGTCTACAGGCTCAAGCGGTCAGGTTTTGACTTCTAGCGGCGCTGGTTTGCCTACTTGGACAACACCAGTTTCTTACGCTACGGTCACAGATGACACAACTACCAATGCAACCCGTTACCCGCTGTTTGCAAACGCTACAGCAGGCAATTTAACGACAGAGTTTGTCAGTAGTACCAAGTACCAATTTAACCCGTCTACGGGCGTTTTAACGGCCACAGGGTTTAGCGGTTCAGGTGCGTCATTAACGTCTATTCCAAATGCTGCGCTGGTTAACTCAAGCGTGACCATCGGTTCAACTTCTGTAGCGTTGGGTGCTACGGTTACTACGTTTGCTGGTCTAACTTCTGTTACATCAACTGCTTTTGTTGGCGCTTTGACGGGCAACGCAAGCACCGCGACTAGCGCAACGACAGCGACTAACGCTACAAATATTGCGATTACAGATGACACAAGCACAAACGCTGTGTTTTATCCAACATTTGTAAGCAACAGCACAGGCAATTTACCTGCCACAACATCGTCAACAAAGTTAAAATTCAACCCAAGCACAGGGGCATTGACAGCCTCACAGTTAATCATTGCACCGTAAGGAAACATCATGGGACAACTCGTATTTCAAGCAACATTAGGCGGTCAGGTTAATCTGGTCGGCCCTAACACGGCATCGACTTTTAACTTAGACGTTCCTGCGGTTAATAGCACTTTGTCAACTACAAGCGGAACTGAAACGCTGACAAACAAAACGTTGACAACGCCCGTAATTAACGGTTTTACTGGCAGCACCGCTATTGTGAACATTGGTTCTGGCCAGTTTTACAAAGATACTGCTGGCAACATTGGTGTGGGTGTTACTCCTAGTGTTTATTCAACAGGTAAAGTTGTTGAAGTTGGATATGCAGGAAATGCTTTTTGGGGATATTCCGCAAATACCAATCTTGTGACACAAAACACAAATCTCGTAGCAGGTACATTTAAATATTCAAGCACCAACCCTGCTTCTTATTACCAACAGTCTGCTGGCGTTCATTCGTGGGGTATTGCGCCATCAGGCACAGCAGGTAACACCATCATTTTCACCCAAGCAATGACGCTTACGGCGGCTGGTGAATTGCTAGTTGGTACTACAACGGCTACTGGAGTATTGACTTTAAAAGGCACTTCACAGGCTGTCCATCAATATACTGGCTCTACAGGTGGTTTTTCTTTTGGTCAATATAACAGTAGTGGTGACGCATCTATAAACAACGGCGCTAATGCTCCATTGCTTTTTGCCACTAACAACACAGAACGCGCCCGTATTACGTCAGACGGTAACTTGCTGGTGGGGACTACAAGTAACGGTTTAATAGCTGCAAGGACTTGTATAACTTCAACTGTAGGTGAGTATGGAACTGCATACCAAAGCCCATCAAATGGCGGCGTTTATTACCATATTGTTTTTGGGCAAAATACCACTAATGTTGGTTCAATTACTTCAACTGGAGGCGTAACAACGTATGCTGTTGCATCTGACTACCGCTTAAAAACTGTAATTGGCGCTGTGTCTGGTGCTGGTGAACGTATTGACGCACTTGAGCCTATTGAATACGAATGGAAAGTTGACGGCTCACGCACCCGTGGTTTCTTGGCTCACAAGTTTCAAGAAATTTATGCAGGTAGCGTTGTTGGCGCAAAAGATGCCGTAGATGCTGAAGGAAAACCCGTATATCAACAAATGCAAGCTGGTACTGCTGAAGTAATAGCAGACCTTGTTGCTGAAATCCAATCCCTGCGTCAACGTGTCGCACAACTTGAATCTAACTAAGGAAAAACCATGACTACAACCTACACCGTAAATCAATTAGACCGCCTGACATCAACGGGCTATGTCACGACAGTCCATTACAACGTCACTAAGACTGACGGTGACTTCTCAGCATCCACCTACGGCACTATCGGCTTTGAAGACGGTACTCCTACAACACCTTTTGCATCCCTGACTGAAGCTCAAGTAATTGCATGGGTAAAAGACAAGCTAGGCGAGGCAACTGTAGAGGCTGCATTGGCTGCACAGATCGAAGCTCAACGTAACCCTGTTAAAGCCTCTGGCTTGCCTTGGGCGCAAGCATGATCTACGTCTGGAAAATTCTAGACGTTTACGCTGATGGTGAATCAATCACATCGGCTAAATACTTTTGTTCTGCAACTGAAGGTAATGATACGGTTGAAACAGAAGGGTACTGGAGTTTTCCAGAGGCAGGGACTGTGCCGTTTGCTGAAGTGACAGAAGAAATGATTGCTGGCTGGATTGAAGATTCTGCTGTTGTTGACGGCAAGAATGTCATAAAATCACGCCTAGCAGAACAGCTAGAAACGCTGTCAAAGAAGCCTGTTCCAGCACCTTGGTTGCCGCAGACCTTCACACCAGACCTGTAAGGTAAAACATGAAAAAATTGCTTTCTAAAGAATATTTACACGAACTATTTGAGTATCGTGATGGAAAGCTATTTTGGAAGATTTGTAAAGCAAAACGTATTAAAGTTGGTCAAGAAGTTGGATGCCATAAAGAAAAAGGCTACTTTCACGCAGGTATTGATGGAACTAACTATTTGATTCATCGGCTTGTTTTTTGTTGGCATAACGGTTTTATGCCAGAATTTATTGACCACATTGACGGCAATCCAGGTAATAACAAGATTGAAAATTTACGAATTGCTACTCGATCACAGAACAATTGCAACTCAAAAATACAAAAAAACAACAAATCTGGTGTTCGTGGCGTTGCATGGATTGAAGCGAGAAAACGTTGGGTCGTTAACTGTCAAGTAAACAAAAAAACTAAACAAATTGGTTATTTCAAAGATTTTGAACTAGCTGAATTAGTAGCCAAAGAAGCTCAAAGCCTGTTTCATGGCGAATATGCAAGGAAAGAATCGTTATGACCAAACCAATAGATTTGATTTCTCGCGCGTTAAAGGATATTGGCGCTTTAGAAGGTGGCGAAACACCAACACCAGACTCAGCACAAGATGCGTTTGACATGATGAACGACCTTGTTGATCAATGGTCAAATGAAAACATGATGGTGTTTAACGTCACAGAAATTATTTTTCCTGTGATACCAGGACAAGTTCAGTACAGCCTTGGCCCATTTCCACAAACGACTAACTTTATCGGCGCATCGTTCCAAGGGTCTATTTCTGGCGACATTCTGACCGTCACAACTGTAAATTCAGGCGCTGTAGCACAAGGTCAACTGTTAAGCGGCGGCGGCATCATTGCTGGCACACGCATTACCCTAGAAATTACGGGCGCTGGTGGTAATGTCTTGCAAGCTGGTACATATCGCGTCAGTATCCCGCAAAGCGTAGCAACAACCACAATCACCGCCAACTATCAAAAGCCACTTGGCATTGATTCTGCGTTTGTTAGGGTAAACACCACATCTAACGGCCAACCAATTCAAGGCGGTGGATTGGATTACCCAATTTCTGTTTTGTCTTTGCAAGATTATCAAATGATCGGTTTAAAGACGCTAAATGGCCCTTGGCCTAAAGCTGTTTATTACAACCCCAATGAAGAATCTGGCAATTTGTTTGTTTGGCCTAATCCATCACAAGGCGAAATGCATTTGTTTGCAAACACCTTGTTTACACGCTACGGCAGTCTGTATGAAGATGTGGTTTTGCCACAAGGCTACACAATGTGTCTGCGCTGGTGTCTTGCAGAGCGTTTAATGCCAATGTACGGCAAGGCAAATCAAATCCAGATCGGCATGATTCAGCAATACGCTGCACAGGCTAAAGCAACGCTCAAGCGCACAAATATGTCGCCGCTTCAGGTTGCCCGTTATCCTGACGCATTATTGGTTGGCAAATCTAAAGATGCTGGTTGGATTCTTACTGGCGGCTTTATTTAAAGGACTGATATGCCAGATTTTGGTTTTGTTGGCCCAAGTTACGAAGCACCAAGCATTTACCAAGATGCACAAGAGTGCATTAATTTCTTTCCAGAAATTGACCCGTTAAAGCAACCGCCCACCAATGGTGTTGTGGCTCTGTATCCCACGCCTGGACTTACCCTTAAAGCGGTCTTGCCTAACACGCAAGAAGTGCGCGGTATGCGTACAGTTTCTGGCGGCGCACAAATGGTGGTGGTTTCAGGTCCGTATGTTTACGCGCTGACTTCTAACCTTGTGCCGTCTGTTATTGGTATTTTGAACTCATCTGCTGGTCAGGTAAGGATTACCGATAACGGCGTGAACGTTTACATTGTTGATGGTGCGTTTCGCTACACATGGCGCATTTCTAGCCCTGCTAACGCTGTTTTTACAGGTTCTGTTAGCGGCACTACCCTGACGGTCACAAGCGTATCTAGCGGCACTTTGGCTGCCAGCCAATCATTGTATGGTATTGGCGTTTCTGCTGAAACTGTTATTACCGCTTTGGGTACTGGTACGGGTGGAACAGGCACATACACAGTTAATGTGTCGCAAACAGTAACGGCTAGAAGTTTAAATTCCACGACTACAGGCGCTAGGTTTACGGCCACAATTTCTGGCACGACAATGACCGTTTCTGCGGTTGCTGCTGGCACTATTTATTTGGGTCAGACCATTCAAGGCGCAAGCGTAACCCTTGGTTCAGTTGTTACTGCTTTGGGTACAGGTACTGGCGGCATAGGGACTTACACATTAAGCGTGGCTAGTACAGTTGCGGTTGGCGTGACCATGTACGCAATTAACTTCTCTGTTTTGCCGTCTACGGATGGTGCGTTTAGCGGTGCTAACACCGTTGACGTAATGGACAACTACATTGTTTACAACAACCCCACTACGCAGCAGTTTGGCGCAACTGATCTTCTGTCGCCTATATCGCCACAAAACAGCTTTTCTTTGAAAGATGGTTCGCCAGATGATTTGGTGGCGTTGATTGTTGACCACCGTGAAGTTTATTTGTTGGGTGAGGTATCTTCAGAAGTGTGGACAGATGTGGGCGCTGTGCCTTTCCCGTTCCAAAGAATCCCTGGCACTTCTACCCAACACGGTATTGCTGCCCCGTTTTCCTTGGCTAGATTTGCCAATTCGTTCTGTTATGTATCACGCAACAATCGTGGTCAAGCGCAAATCATGCAAATGAATGGCTATTTGCCAACTCGCATTTCTACCCACGCTGTTGAGAATTCCATCACAAACCAATACGTTGATGATGCTATTGCTTGGACTTATCAGCTTGAAGGGCATGAAGTTTATGTTGTTACGTTTCCCACGCTAAACCTGACATGGGCTTACGACAACGCAACAAGTATGTGGCACAAATGGCTTTACACCGCTGATGACAATTCCTACCAGCGTCACCGTGGCAACTGTTGCGCTGTGTTTCAGGGCATGGTTTTGGTTGGCGACTACGAAAATGGACGCATCTATGAGTTGGACAAGAAAAACTACACAGACAACGGGCAAAACGTTCGTAGATTGCGTAGAGCGCCACATTTGGTAACTGAATATCAGCGTCAATATTTTGATGAGTTGCAGATTCAGTTTCAGCCTGGCGTTGGCACAACGGGGCTTTCTCAGCCAACTGGTGATATTTTTATTAACTCACCGTACATCATTTACCCAAATGCAATGTTTGTAATTGGACCGTTTGAATCGTATGTGATCGGTCAGCAAATAAATGTAAATAACTCCATAACTACGACAAACCCACAGGCAATGTTGCGCTGGTCTAATGATGGTGGGTCTACTTGGTCAAAAGAATACTGGGTAAGCATTGGTCAATTAGGCAAATACAAGAATCGTGCCATTTGGCGTAGATTGGGCATGGCGCGTGACCGTGTGTTTGAAGTGTCAATTACAGACCCTGTAAACGCTGTCATAATTGGCGCAAACCTAAAAGCAAGTGGAGGGACTAATTAATGTCTAACGGACTTTACAGCTCTCCACAAGTAAACCCTTATCCACAGAGCGAATTCTTGGATGGGAATACAAAAAGACCGACACGGGCATGGCAACAATTCTTTCTGAATCTGTTGAACTTTTCTTCTGCAACAACCGCAACAACGGGCGCGGCAACATTGCCAGCTAACCCTGTTGGCTTTATCAACATTACGGTTAATGGTCAACCTTTTAAGGTTCCCTATTACAATCCGTAAAAGGTAAAAATGCGTATTTATATTAAAGGTTGAAAATGGCAACTTACAAAGATTTTTCAGGAAGCTCGTCTTATTACGATGAAATAATTAAGCGTTTAAATTCTGGTGACGCTAAAGTCGTAACGTCAAAGCCTATTCAGGGTTTTGTTTATATTGATGGCGAAACTGGTACGCCTATTTTCAGGTCGTATGCTGAAGAAGGTATAGACGCGGTATCAAAGGCTTTAAGCCCTGCGGAATATGCTCAAGCCAAATTTAACCCACAAAATGAACGTCTTGAATTAACTTCAGTCTCAACTGTTCCACCGCACATTGACTTGGGCGGTAAAGAGATTGCTGGAATGTCTCAATGGCCCGTTGAAGACGTAGGTGGCGGCAATTACAGACTTAGCGCAATGAACAGCGGCGAAAGCGGTTATGCACAACTTGTGATTAGACCTGATGAAACAGGCAAAGCCACGGTAACTGAAAACAATCCCGCATCTTTTCAAAGCTATGACGCAGGCAACTTCTTTAGCAACTTTGCAGGTGCAGCGGAAGATTTAGCTACGTCTGACGCAGGAAAGATGTTAGCCCTTGCTGCCGCTGGTGGTGCATTTACTCCTGCTGCTGGTGCTGTTGGTGGCGGGGCTTCTGCCTTGGATGCTGCTACTGCTGCCGAGGGCTTTGGTGGTGCTGGCGCTGTTGGTTCAGGCGGCTCTGCTGGTTTGGCTGGCGCTCCTGATATTAATTCATTGGCCTCAAGTTTTTATGGGTTGCCAGAAGGCTCTCAATATGTGCCGCCTAAAGTTACAGAACTTGGCACAGTTGCTGGCTCAACTGAAGGGATGCTTGCAACGCCTGAAGTTGCTGGCATGGGTGGCGCACAAGGCTTGCAAATGCCTAGTGGCACAAACCTGGCTGAAATGGGCGGCGCACAAGGATTGCAATCTGGTGTTGGCACATCTTTGGCTGAAATGGGTGGCGCTCAAGGTTTAACGACTGCTGGCGCTGCTGGTGGTGTTTTAGGTGCTGCTGGTTTATCTAGTGGCTTATCAACGCCAGCCGCAGCAGGGATTGGTGCTGGATTGGGTTTAAGCGAAGCCGCTAGTGGCACAGGTTCTTTGTTAACTGGCGCTGCTGCTGGCGCTGGAGCTGGTGCTGCTGGTGCGGCAGGTGCTGGTGCTGCTGGCACATTAACAGGGTCAGCATTAGGCGACATGGCGGCTATTAACGCTGGCGCAGGTTTGATTGGTGGCACTTTGCAATCAAATGCGGCCAAAGACGCAGCACAAATTCAAGCCGCTGCCGCTGATAGAGCCATAGCACAACAACAAAAAAACTTTGAAACGATCAACGCTCAACAAGCCCCATATCGTGCTTCTGGTTATGGTGCGCTAAACAAGATTGCTCAATTAGGTGGTGGTACGACTGCCCAATATGATGCAAACGGAAACAGAATTGCTGACTTGGCTTCTTACGGTCAACCATCTAGCAATCTTCAAACAACTACTCAGCCTGTGGGATGGAGCGCATCGCCAATGGGCGGTATGGGTAACAACCCGTTAGGTACACCATATTTAGGGCCAAATGACGAATTGCTTGGTTATAAAGGGCCAAATGGTTTTGTTGATGTTAATGGAAATCCTGTTGATTCAACTGGAAATTCAATTAGATCGCAGCCATCTGGACAAGCGCCATCTGATTATTTAACCCGCCAATTTAACAAAAACGACCTTACAAGTGGTTTGGCTCCAAACTATGACTTTATGTTGGGCCAAGGTCAGATGGCCAACCAACGCGCAGCTAACATTGGTGGTGGTGCTTTGGGCGGTAATGCGTTGCAAGGTTTAAACAAGTTTACGCAGGATTACGCTGGTAATGCGTATCAAAATGCGTTTACCAATTTTCAAAATCAACGCAGCAACATCTACAACACTTTGGCTAGTATTGCTGGAATTGGTCAAACAGGTCAAAGCGCCACTAACGCCGCAGCGACAAACGCAACAAATGCAGCAACTCAATTGGCTGTAGGTAGCGCTGGAGCGCAAGCTGCTGGAACGGTTGGTTCTGCAAATGCTTACAACAATGCAATTAGCAATGCAGCCAACAATTACACATTGGCGTCTTTGTTAAACCAGCGTGGTAATGTTCAACTGCCAGTAGGATAAATCATGCCAGATTACAAATTCAACACAAACCTTGGTCCTGCGGTTCAACAAGGCACAAGTCTTGGTGACATGATTAACACAGCCCGTGGCGCACAAGCGTTTCAACAGGCTGAACAACTCAACCCATTGGCTTTGCAAAAAGCACAGATGGAGATTGAACAAGCTAAACAGATGAACCCTTTGGCTGTGCAAAGAGCAACGGCTGAAACTGGTACTGCCCAACTTGGTTTAAGCAAATCTCAAGCTCAACTAAGCAATGAAATGTTTGGTGGGTTGCGTAACGACCCTGATATTTTGAACGCAGAGAAAAACCCACAAGCCGCTATCCGCAAGATCATAAAGTTTGAGGCATTGATTGAAAATGCTGGTGTTCCAAGAGCCAAGATTGGCCCTGTTTCTTCTTACTTGATGGATGAAGCAATCAAGAACCCTAAAGCCTTGGGCAGTCATTTAGACACGTTGATTCAGGCGGGCATTGGTGCTACTGGTCAACAATCATTGCAAACGCCACAGCTTACAACTGGCCCTGGCGGTTCGCCTGCCACTTATCAAACTGGTACAGGAACAATGCGCGAAGTCAATATTGGCAACGCTCCTGTTGGTGGTCAGCCTGCTAGCGCTCCTACTGGCGTTACACAGACGCAAATGGGCTTGCAATACCCTGTCCGCAAGGCTGGTGACATTCGACCTGTTGCGCCTAATGAATTGGCAGATTCAGAGCGTGGCGCTAAATACCGCAACGATCTAACAAACCGTCAAACAGACCTATCAAAATCACGCCGTAACTTGGATGAAGTGATTGATGCGGCTGGAAAGATTGAAAGAGAAGATTTCTTCTCAACTGGTGTTATGGGAACTTTGACTCGCAACATCAAAGGCGCATTGGGTGATGAAAAATACAAACAGCTTAGTAAAGACTTGGCTAACGTTCAAATTTCCAATATGCAGGCTATGGGCGGCTCAATGGAAACCGATGCTGGCAAACAGTTAGTTCGCATGGCTAACGGTGATGAGACTTACCCGCCTGAAGTGTTGAAAAACATTGCTCGCCGTACCTATGCCGATTTAACCAATTTGGATATGCAAGCAACTGGTGCATCTAAGTTTGCCAAGAAATATGGCGACAGCAACCTTGGTACATTTAAACAGCAATGGTCACAAAACTCTGATTCAAAAGTGTTTGAAGCGATGGCACTTTTTGAAAACATCAAAGACCCTGTAAAGCGTAAAGCGGAAATTGACAAGCTAATGGGCAACAACCCAGAACAACGTCAAGAGTTCTTTCAAAAGTACAATAACATTAAGAAACTTACCGCTACTGGAGAACTCTAATGGATGAACTAGGCCAACTGATTCTCGGTGAACGACCTAAAAACCGAGAGGTAGACAGGTCTAACATTATTGCCCCTAAAAAAAGCCCGATGAGTGGTCGCAACCCTGAGTTGCAACCTGATGCGCCTGATGATCTAGGCCAATTGATTCTTGGCAGCGCTCCTGCACAACAACAACAGCCACAACAACAAACTCAGCAAAAAGGTTTGTTGCCTGCTGCTTTGCAAAACTTGTTTGAGGCCAAAAAACAAGCCCCTGCATTTGCCACATCTGCTTTAGATGTTGTTGCTGGCGCTCCTGCTGCTATTGCTGGCACAGTTGGGTATGGGGCTGGTCGTTTGTTTGGTTTGTCTCCTGAAGAAGCCACAGCCGCATCACAAAAGGTTGCTGGCAAACTTGCAGAGCCTGTTGGCCGTCTTACTGGCATGGCAGGAACAAAACAATATCAACAAGCATTGCCAACGCAAGCAATGCAAAAAGCTGGTGAAGTTATCCAAAGCAACGTTGTAGAGCCAATCGCAAAAAGAACTGGCGCAGACGTTACTGACGTTGGACAAGGCGTTAACGCTGCAATGATGGCTTTGCCGTTTGCTGCTAGACCATTGGCAAAAGGTTATGCCGCTGCCAAAGCTGAATTGCCAACTGTGCGCGTAGAGACTGTAGGCAAGCCTGGCGGTATGCAGTCTGGCGGCGCTGCTGCAACTACTAACAAAGCCACATTAGATGCGGCTATTGCTCAATCATCACCAGAATTGGCGGCTCAGTTAGCCAAAGAAAATCCAGCCACTATCAGCCCACAAGTGTTGGAAAGATATGTGGATGCCGACAGCCTTGGCATTAGATTGACTAAGGGACAGGCTACGCAAGACCCTAATCTAATTTCTTTTGAGCGTAACACCCGCAGCCAAGACCCACGTTTAGTGGAAGCGTTAAGCCAACAGAACAAAGCCTTGCAAGAAAAGGCAAGTAGCGTAAAAGAAACGGCTGCACCTGATGTGTTTGCTCCTGATTACGTTGCTAATGCTGAAGGCGCGTTAGAGTTTATTGGCGGAAAGATTAAACAAAACGAACAGACAACTACTAATGCCTACAAAGATTTAGAAGACTTTGGCGCTGGCAAAATTGAAGTTGACAGTAAAACTTTTGCAGAAAATGCAATGAAATCATTGACAGCCAAAGAAGACATTGATTTCTTGCCATCTGTGATTAAAACAAAGATTGAAGCCTACCAAGGCGGCAAGCCAATGAACTTTGCCCAATACGAAAACCTACGCACACAGATTGCGCGGGAAACTCGTAAGGCACAAAAGGCTGATGATGGCAATGCCGTTCACGCTTTGACTTTGGTTCGTGGAGAATTGGAAAAGTTGCCTTTGATTGGCGAAACAGTAGAAGCCAAGGCGCTTGCTGATAAAGCCAGATCGGTTGCTAAGTCTGAGTTTGACTTGTTAAACCGTGATAGCCCTGCTTACAACAAAGTTTATGCAGATTTGGTAAACGGCAAAACGGACACAAAAGACTTTATCCAAAGTGCTGTGCTGCGGTCTAAGAACAAAGACTTTGCTAAAACAATGGAGTTGTTTGATGACCCTATTGCCCAGCAGCATTTACGCGCTGGCGCTTTGGACATAATCATTAAAGACGCAACAGACGCAAGCGGCAACTTTAAGCCTGCAAAGTTTGCCAAAGCAATTGAAAACCTTGACGTAAACAAAAAGCTGGATGCGTTGTTTGGTGAAGAAGCGCAAACATTACGCAAGATTGCAAAAACAGGCCAACTCATTGAGGCTCGACCCGCTGGCGCATTCGTTAACGAATCCAATACTGCTGGCGCTTTAATGGCTCAGTATGGTAAAAAACTAGCAGAACAAACGCCTATTGTTGGTAGATTTGTTGAGCCTGCGCGTCAGTTGTTGGCAGAACGTGCATCTAAAAAAGCGGTTGAAGAATCATTGCGCCCTGGCTCTGGCGTAAAACTTAAAAACATTGGTAAGGAATAAAAATGGCAGTCAATCTATCCCCAATCGGTAACGGCTTTCAGTTCTTTACCACCACAGGTATACCACTAGCAGGCGGGTTTATCTATACCTACCAAGCAGGCTCCACAACGCCTGTGGCGACCTATACCGATTCTGCTGGCACTATTGCCAACGCCAACCCAATCCAGTTGGGTACTGATGGCCGACCACCCGCAGAGATTTGGCTGACTGCTGGCACTACATACAAGTTTGTTTTGTCTACTTCATCTAACGTAGTGATTCAAACCTACGACAACCTTTACGGCATTATTGGCACAACACCTAGCGTTTCTGCTGTGCCTGCTGGCGGCATCATCATGTGGTCAGGCTCGATTGCCTCAATCCCTTCTGGTTATGTTCTGTGTGACGGCACTAACGGAACGCCTAACCTGAAAGACAGTTTTGTAGTGGGTTCTGGCGCTACCTATGCGGTGGGTAACACAGGCGGCTTTACAAGCTCTGTCACTAGCAACATTGGCACTAACTTGCCTCTGTACTATTCATTAGCCTTTATCCAGAAGACATAACATGACCACGATTGACGCAACGGATGCCCGCTTGTCTACCCACGAAGAAGTCTGTGCATTGCGTTATGAAATCATTAACGCCAGGCTAAAGCGCATGGAAACCATCATGATTACTTGCGCTGGCGCGATGATTATGAGCATGGCTGGCGCTGTCTTTATGCTGATGAATCACGCAAAGTAATGTGGACCCAATCAGTCTCCTTCTTATGGCACAAAGTGCAGTCGGTGCTATCCGCGCTGGTTGCCAAATGCTTAGTGAAGGCAAGGCCGAGATTGGAAAGTTTAAGAAGCAAATCGAAGGTGGAATTGCAGACGCAAAAGCCATCTACGGAGAAGTCACAGGAATCTGGGGCTGGATTACAGGACTATTTGGAGGCGCAGGACAAGCTAAACCTGCACCTCAAAAATCAGTTATCTCAACCGAGCCAGCTCAAGTTAAAGAAAAGCAAAAAAACAAACTTGAGCCAGAGTTAAGTTATGAGGAGTTTCAAGCCAGAACCGTTCACGAAATCTGTGAAAACCTAAAGGTGTACTTTGAAGCAATACGGCATTTAAAAGCGCATTGTCGGGAACTTGAAGAAGAAGCATTAACCACAGAAAAAGTTGCCGATAGTGCGATTGACCGAATTGAAATGCAATGGCAGATGAAAGAGCTAAACAAACAGCTCAAACAAGTCATGATCTACGGCACACCACAAGATTTAGGTCTTGGTGCAATGTATCAAGAATTCCTTGTTAAGTACGATGAGATTTTGGAAGAACAAGAGGTTGCGCGTGAGTTAAAACGCAAGAAAGAGCGAGACACCGCATGGCAACACGAACACCGTCAAGAAATTCTGATAGCAAAGTTGAGTTACGGGGCGGTAATAACAGTCGTAACGCTGGAGCTAATTGGACTGTATTTAGCACTATGAAAGAATTTTGGTTTTGGGTAGCAATCGTCACGCTTATGATTTTTATCATGATGGCGCTGTCATTTGCTGTTGCCTACCAAAGTAAGCAGCTCAATAAAGCAGAGGCATTGCTGACGCGCATTGAGGAAAAAGAACGCAAGCAAAAACTTTTAGAAAGAAAAGACGATGAATGACTTGTTTAACTTACTTAAAGGCATTGCGCCTACTCTTGCAACTGCTGTTGCTGGTCCTCTTGGGGGCGCTGCCGTATCTGCTATTGCCAATCGTCTTGGGGTTTCAGATAGTGTAGAAGCGGTAGCCAAGGCTATTGCAGGCGACCCCGCTGCGGCGGCCAAGCTGCAAGAGTTGGAATTGGAATATGCCAAGCTAGACATGGCCAACACCGCCGATGCCCGCAACATGAACAGCAAGATTCAAGAATCTGCCAATGCTGCATGGATTGCCAAGAACGCTGCCTACATCCTTGATTTTGCAATTGTGAGTGCAACCATCATCATGACTTGGATTGTGTTCTTTAAGGGCGTTCCTGTTGAGAATAAAGAGATTGCTTACATGGCCATTGGTTCGTTGATTACTATGTGCGGTACTGTGTTGAATTTTCACCGTGGTTCATCTGCTGGTAGCAAATCTAAAACTGAAGAAATGATGAGGGCAGTCAAATGAATCTAACGCCACACTTTACGCTTGAAGAACTTACACACACCGACCACCGCGAGTTTGACAACACGCCAAATGACGCAGAGTTGGCTAACCTAGTCCGATTGGCTGACTTCTTAGAACAGGTCAAAGTTGTACTTGCTGGCAAACCAATTATGGTTAACTCTGCTTTCAGATGTAAGCAAGTCAATGATGCAGTTGGTAGTAAAGACACAAGCCAGCACCGTATTGGTTGCGCTGCCGACATTCGTGTGCCAGGCATGACACCAGATCAGGTGGTTAAAGCCATCATTGCGTCTGGCATTAGCTACGACCAAGTGATTCGCGAGTTTGACCGCTGGACGCACATTTCTATTCCAAATACTGTTGCAACAGCACCACGCAAACAGGCTTTGATCATTGATAAAGCTGGCACACGCGCTTATTCATAAATAAGTCATACTGGAAATGTCTAATGCGCCTATGAAAATTAAGCGCGTAGACATTCGTTCTCTTGTTATACAAGACACATTGGCATTGCTTCAACAGAAGTGTTTGCCAGGTGATACGCCTTGCGACACTAACTATGGACATTGGTGGATAGTCTATGACGCGCTTAATCTGCCGTGTGCTTTTTCTGGTCTTGTTCGGTCTGTGCGTTGGACTAATGTGGGTTATCTGTGTCGTGCAGGCGTTTTGCCTAGCCATCGTGGTCACGGATTACAGAAAAGACTTATACGTGCGCGTATTCGCCAAGCCAAAGCATTAGGCTGGAATTGGCTCATCACTGATACATATCTAAACCCTGCATCCTCAAATAGTTTGATCGCTTGCGGTTTCAAACTATATGAGCCGTTGAAACCTTGGGGTGTTAAAGAAACCCTGTACTGGCGACTTAACTTAAAG